ACGTGTCAATAGTGTTTTCGCGGCAGGGGTCTAAATTTCTTATGTCCACATTTGCCCGCGAAATGCTATCCAGATCAGGCGCGGTGGGCGTGGTGCGCAGCCTTCGGGATTACCGCCACGCTCCTTTCGCATCCTCTCCTAGCTTTCCTTACCGGGGCATCCTTGGCGGCGCTGGCGACGGTGCCGCCATTTGTTTGTTGGGTGCTGGGTGATGGGTAAGCTGACAAGCCTTGGGTCGCGGGTGGGTTCGCTGTCGCCGCGTGTGGCGGTGCAGCCGACAGCGACTGAAAGTTTCTACAAGTCTGCGCCTTGGGTGCGACTGGTCAAGATGATCAAGCAAGTGCGCGGGAATTTCTGCGCACGGTGCGGGTCATCCTATCGCGTGGCAGGCGACCACATCGTTGAACGCAAAGATGGTGGCGCTGATCTGGATGAAAGTAACGTCGAGTTGCTGTGCATCCGGTGCCACAATGCAAAGACAGCAGCGGCCCGCAAGGCGCGGGCCAGCGGGCAAGCGGTGAGCGCAAAGGTAGGGGGGTAGCAAAAGTCTACAGCCCTTCGCCGCTGCAGACCACTGCCCCCCCATTCGCGGATTTTTTTCTTATGGCGCAGAATTTTGACCTGTTCGGCGTGCCTGTCAGGGAACGGCGGGACGCAGCCGGTCGGCCATCGCATGAGCCAACGGCGGAAAACCGTAATAAAATCATGCTTTTGTTCGCACTTGGCTGGACAAAGGACCGGATCGCGGCGGCGCTGCAGCTGTCGATGCCGACGTTTCGGAAGTATTATTTTTCCGAAATCAAGCAGGCGGGTGATGCGCTGTTGCGGGTTAAGGCCCGCCACATTGAACGCGTTTGGATAAAGGCCGAAACCGGCGACATGGGCGCCATCAAAGAAGTTGGCCGCATGATCGATCGCGTGGAATCAAGCCGATTTGCCGATGACGATGACGAACAGCCTGTCCGGGCTGCGCGGCTTGGCAAAAAGGAAGCAGCGCAGGTCGCAGCTGGTAGTGCTGGCGTCGATACCGAATGGGGCAATGACCTATTAGGTGCGGGCGGCAAGCCCAACTAATTATGAACCCTTGGTCGACGGCCTGCCCGGATTGGGAACGTCGGATATTTGAGCGTCGCACTTTAATTCCCGACCTGCCGTTGTTTACCGACCAGGCCGAACGTGCGTTGCGGGTTTTCAAGCGTTTGCGCATTCCTGACTTACACGGGAAGCCGCGAATGGCCGATGCGTGTGGGCCATGGGTGTTCCCATTGGTCGCGGCCATGTTTGGCAGTTACCACGCAGAAACGCAGCGACGGATGATTCAGGAATTTTTCCTGATGATCCCGAAGAAAAATGCCAAGTCATCGACTGGCGGGCCGCTGATGCTGACGGCTTTGATCGTCAACGAGCGACCTGAAGGCGAATTCAACCTGATCGCGCCGACAATCGAGATTGCAAAGATCGCGTTCAAGCAGGCAAAGGGCACAATCAAAGCAGATCCCGAACTGGAAAAGATTTTCCAGATACGCGATCACATCCGCACGATTGAACACCGCACCATGGGTTCGGTGCTGCAAATCAAGGCGGCAGACACGGATGTTGTGACCGGCGGCAAGGCGCTGGGCACGATGATCGACGAAACGCACGTTTTTGCCAAAAAGTCGAACGCTGCAGACATATTCATCGAGTTGCGCGGGGCTTTGGCAGCGCGGCCTGACGGGTTTTTGTTCCAAACGACAACCCAGTCGAAAGAGGCACCCAGCGGCGTTTTCAAAACCGAACTGGCGAATGCCAGGGCCGTGCGCGATGGCGAAATGGATTTGCCTTTGCTGGCGATGTTGTACGAATATCCGGAACGATTTCTGGAAGAAGGATTGTGGAAGGAAGCGCAAAACTGGTCGATGGTGAACCCAAATCTGGGTCGGTCGGTTGATGAAGCGTTTTTGAAGCGCGAATTGGAAAAAGCTGAGCGCAACGGCATCGAACAGATGATGTTGTTTGCATCGCAGCATTTCAACATCGAAATCGGGCTACGGATGCGCAATGACGCATGGCGCGGCGCACAATATTTTGAAAAAGCGGGCGAAGATGGCCTGACGCTGGAAGAATTGCTGGATCGCTGCGAAGTGGCGGTCGCGGGTGTTGATGGCGGCGGGCTTGATGACCTTTATGCGCTTTGTGTGGCTGGTCGCGACCGTGAAACGCGGGAATGGCTGTTCTGGACAAAGGCATGGGTGCAGCGCGATTTGTTGAAATTGCGTCCCGAAATCGCGTCGGCATTGGAAGAATTTTCGACAAGCGGTGATTTGGTGCTGTGTGACGATTCCACGCAGGACATCACTGAAATTGCAGCAGTCATCAAGCAGGTGGCCGACAGCGGCATCGTGCCGGATGAACAATGGATTGGCGTTGATCCGCAGGGAATTTCATCCCTTTTGGACGCGCTGATCGAAATTGGCCTGAATGACAAGCAATGGGTGGGCGTGCCGCAAGGTTTTCGCCTGTCGTCAGCTGTCTGGGGCATGGAACGAAAATTGAAGGACGGGACGTTGCGCCACAATGGCAGCGCCATGAACAATTGGTGCGTCAGCAATGCGAAAGCCGAACAGCGAGGAAATGCGGTGTATATTACCAAAGAAACCGCCGGAAAGGCAAAGATCGACCCGCTGATAGCGATGTTTAACGCGGCAAAATTGCTTGAGCGCAACCCAGTTGCAGCGCAGCGGTCTGTGCCGTCGGTGGTGATGCTTTGACGTTCGCGGAATCGATGAAAGGCTGGCTGCGTCTCAGTTCCAGCAATGAAGGTACGGTCAGCAACCTGACGCCGATGCCTGAAGTTGTTTATGGCACGTCGATGGCCGAAGTTTTTGGCGTTGGCGGGCCTGCAAATCTGCCGACAGTCACCGAAACGACTGCGCAGCAGGTCACTGCGATCAATGCGTGCGTCAACCTGATCAGCGGCGCGATTGCGTCAATGCCGATTAACATTTTTGATATTTCGGCGAATGGGCAACGGTCCAAGCGCCAATTTGATGACCTTTGGTGGATGTTCAACCGTGAATTCAGCCCGCGTTGGGTTGCGCATAGCGGTTGGGAGTATTTGAGCCGTTCGCGGCTGTTTCACGGCGACGGGTTTGCACAGATTATTCGTCGCGGTTCGACGATTGTCGGGCTGCGCCCGCATCATCCAAGCCGCGTTTCGGTGATGCCGTGGGCTGATGGCAGCCGGTTGGCGTATAAAATACAGCCAGAATCGTGGGAACGAGACAAAGGCGCTTACGTCATTGACCAGGACGACATGCTGCACATTCCCGGTTGGGGATTTGACGGCATTCGTTCGGTGTCGCCGTTGAAATATGCGTTGCGCATGGCGGGCGGCGTCGCGTTGGCCACGCAGGATTTTTCGGCGCAGTTCTTCGCCAATCAGGCGCGGCCAGATTATGTTTTGAAAACAGACGGGCCGTTGACGGCAGAACAGATCGAGGATCTGCGCACGCAGGTCAATGAAAAGCATGGACGCGCAGCTGGTAACAGTGGGCGCCCGATGTTGCTGCAGGGCGGGCTTTCGGTGCAGACGGTGAGCCTGACCAACGAAGATGCGGAATTAATCGCCACGCGCGGCTTCCAAATCGAAGAAATTGCCCGCGCATACGGCATCCCGCCGTGGATGATCGGGCGTGGTGAAAAAGCATCCAACTGGGGCACTGGCTTAGCCGAACAGGGCGCAGGCTTTGTCCGGTACACGCTGCGGACGCACCTGAGCGCGTTCCAGAACGAGATCAACCGCAAGATATTTGGCAAGCCAGCCACAAGCGCCGAATTTGACACGTTCGAACTTGAGCGCGGCGACATGAAGTCGATGTTTGAGGCGTTCCGCATGGCGCTTGGCCGCGCGGGTGAACCCGGATTTATGACACAAAACGAAGTGCGCGACGCGATTTACATGAACCGCATCGATGGCGCCGACGACCTGAACAATGGAGTGAACCCAGATGCGCAACCGCCTGCTTAACCTGTTTCGGGTGAATGCCCAAAAAGGGTCGATCAAAGCCGATGGCAACACCATCTGGCTATATGATTTCATCGTTTCGTCGGAAGATGAAGCCAGTTGGTTTGGTGGTGTCAGCGCCGAAGGTTTTGCCAAGCTGATTGCCGAAATGACCGGCCCGGTGACGGTGCGTTTGAACAGCCCTGGCGGCGACGTTTTTGGGGGCCGTGCAATTGCGCAGGCCATTCGCGGCTATCAGGGCGAAGTCACTGTCCAGATCGACGGCTTAGCCGCGTCTGCGGCATCGACCATCGCGATTGCGGGTGACAAAGTCATCGCCGCACCCGACGCGATGCTGATGATCCACGAAGCGTGGACGTTCACAGTCGGCAACAAGCGCGAACATGTTTCGACGTCGGAATTGCTGTCTAAAATCGACAGTTCGATTGCCGAAGGCTATGCCGCAAAGGCTGGCGACAAGGCTGATGCCGATTGGTCGGCTCTGATGGAAAGCGAAAGCTGGTTCACGGCTGCAGAGGCGTTGAACCTTGGCCTGATCGACGAAATCATGCCTGCCAAGGTTGAAAAAACATCCAACGCGATCGCATGGGATTTGTCGGTTTTCGACCGCGCACCAAAGGCAGCGGACGCAGAACAGCAAGCGCCGGCACAACAGGACATTGAAACTGAAGTCGATGCGCCACCAGCTGCACCGACGCAGACCGAAGCGACAGCAGATCACGAAATTGCAGCCCGCCAGCGCCAATTGGCGGTGGGCCTGCTTTAACCAATCCAACGCGCAGCCGCGCAAAGGATGATGCCGGGGCCACAATTGGCCCTTTTTTTTATGAAGGGAATTAATCATGAAGAGCATCCAAGCTCTCCGCGAGCAGCGCGCGGCAACCGCAAAAGAGCTGCAAGACCTTGTTGGCAAGCCAACGTGGGATGTTACCGCAGATCAGCCGGTTTATGACGCTGGAATGGCAAAGATTGAGTCGATCGATGCCGAAATTTCGCGCATTGAAAACGTCAATCGTGTTACATTCGAAAATGCCGAACGCGATGGCGTTATCGATGCCGCAAACCGCGTTGCCAAAGACAGCCGCAGCCAATCATCCGCAGTTTTCGCAAAATGGCTGCAGGGCGGCGACAATGCGCTGAATCAGGAAGATTGGAGCGTCATCCGCAACACGATGTCGACCACAACCGGTTCGGAAGGTGGTTTCACAGTTCCAACCGAAACAGCCACAAGCGTCATCGACGCATTGAAGGCATTTGGCGGAATGCGCTCCGTTGCAGACGTCATGCGCACATCTACAGGCAGCGCAATGAACTGGCCGACGTCAGATGGTACAGCAGAAGAAGGTGAAATCGTTGGTGAAAATGCCACCGCCACCGATGCCGATCCAGTAGTTGGAACGCTGGCATTGCCAGTCTACAAATACAGTTCGAAAACTGTCGCGGTTCCAATCGAACTGCTGCAGGATAGCAGCGTCGACATCGAAGCGTTTGTCACGAACCGCTTGATTCAGCGTCTGGGCCGCATCACCAACAAGCACTTCACCATCGGCACCGGCACGGGTCAGCCAAACGGCGTTGCGACAGCAGCCACCGTTGGGGTCACTGGCGCAACCGGCACGACGTTGACGGTCACTTACGACTCGCTTGTCGACCTGCAGCATGGTGTTGATTTCGGCTATCGGGAATTAGGCAACTGCCGCTTCATGATGAACGATGACAGCGTCAAAGTGATCAAGAAGATTAAGGACACACAAGGTCGCCCAATCTTCCTGCCTGGCTATGACCCAGCGAACAACGGCAAGCTTGACACCTTGCTTGGTGACCCAATTCAGGTCAACCAATCGGTCGCAGTGATGGCAGCAAACGCCAAGTCGATCCTTTATGGCGATTTCAAAAACTACGTCATCCGCGATTCGCTCGACATCATGATGATGCGTTTCACCGACTCCGCCTATGCCAAGAAGGGTCAGGTCGGTTTCTTGGCCTTCCTGCGTTCGGGCGGCAACCTGATGGATGTCGGCGGCGCAGTGAAGGCATATCGCAACAGCGCCACCTGATCCGCGAAACGAAAGCAATGGGCGGGGCTGAAATGGCCCCGCCTTTTAACCCACAATTTGAAGGGGCAGAAAAATGGCCAACAAAAAACTACGCGTTCTATATGCGCGTTTTGGCAAGGTTGCCGATGATGTCATCATCGTGGACGCCGCAACTGCAGAAACTTGCGTCGACATTGGTTGGTGCGATGATGCACCCGCGGCGGTCAAGTTTGCACTGAGTTTAGGGGTTGAGGCCCAAGCATTTGTGCTGCCAGACGCGGTCGCTGATGCTGCAGCCGCCGAAGCCGCCACCGCCGAAGAAGGTGCAGCCGAAGAGGGCGCATCAGCCGAAGCCGCCACCGCCGAAGAAGGAGCAGCCGAAGAAGATACAGCAGACCAAGGTGCAGCCGAAGAGGGCGCAGCAGCCGAAGAAGTTGGCGCTCCATCCGACGCGGCCGAATAAGCCATCGGCACGAAACGCATCATGCGCCAGGCACTTGTCAACACTATCGCGCTGGACGGTGAGTCCGTTCTGTCGCTGACGGATGCCAAGGCGCATTTGCGCGTGCTGGACGACGACAGCGACGACATGGTGGCGGCGCTGCGTGATGCGGCGTTTGATGTGGTCGAACAATTTACCGAAAAGGCGCTGGCATCGCGCGAATTCAAATGGCGCGGTCGCCTGTCGCAAGTGATGAATATGGGCATCGGCCCGGTCACGGCGATTTCGGCGATCACCTATCTGGACGAAAATGGCGCAAGCCAAACGCTGGTCGCGGGCGACACGCTGCGCATCGCACTGGGCGATCAGGTGGAATTCAAAACCGGCATCGATGTGCCCGCCATGGCCGAAGGTGACGGCGTTGCCGAAATCACGTTCATTGCGGGCTATACGCTCGGACAGCCCTTGCCAATGTCGCTGTTGTCGGCGGCAAAGCTGATGCTGGGGCATTTGTTTATGAACCGCGAGGCGGTGACGATGGGCACGGGCATCGTGGAAATGCCAATGGGCGTGCGGCAATTGTGCGGGCCATATCGGCCAGTGAGGCTTTGATGCCGCAAGCAGCTGGCCGCCGCGACCGCAAGATTCAGTTTCTGCAGGCGACGGTTGCCAAGGAAGCGGGTTCGGGCATTGAGATTGAGACATTTGAGCCGCTGACGCTGGCTTGGGCGCAGGTGTTTTACGGC